ATCCCTGTGCTTCTCGGCGGCATCGCTGTGACCGTCAATGTCCGATGTGCGCAACGCACGGTACGCAGCCCACTCGATCATGTCGAGCTGATAGTCCTCGTCAAGCTCGCATTCCGCGCTTGTATCGTCAATAGTGAAGCGTTCGAGCGGCAACCGCGCCACGCGCATGTAAATAATCTTGCCGTCCTCGGTCGCACTCGGAGCCGGGTACACCGTTAACGTCACTGCCTTGGTATCAACGTCCAAGGTTTCATCAGTGGAGAAAGCAATCGGCCGAGCCGGGTTCATTTGGTTAACCGTGCTAGGGTCGAACCACGCCGGGTCCTCCTTCGGTATCGTCATCACGCGCGTGCGACCGATCCGCGCAAGATCAGCCGTGTCAACGTCGTACCTTCCGGACACAACGGCGAGCACACTTGCATGCAGCGAATATGAACAAACGCCAGTAGCCAGAGTAACTTGTACAACCTCGGGCGTACTGGCGTCCCGCAGCGAGAGCGTCTTTCGAGCGAACCGCTGCTGCGCGTCGTTGATGTACCGGACTAATGTTTCATCGGACCAGAGCTTATCATCAGGACCAGAAGCCAGATCAGCATCATCGCGGAGCAGGTTCTCTCGAAGCTCCGACAGGAGTTCTTCGAGTTTCATTTCGCGTTAGGCAGCCTGCGGCTGCACAATCCGATAGGGGAAGCGCAACTTCTTGCGATACCCGATCACCTGCTTAGAGAATGGGTCGATCTGCGGCACGTCCTGTATGGCATCGTTGAGCACGCCAAGCACGCATTCCGGCACATCCGCTTCGTCGCCGGGGCGCAGCATGAACGTACGGCCATTGACGGCAATGAACTGGCCGGTCGGCGGAATGTTCTCGTTCTCTTCGAGCACGATCCGCACGATCTTCTCACCATTCGCCGCTGCAGCTTGCGCAGCCTTCGAGCGCGGCTTCAGTGCGGGAACATCTTCGTCAGTGGCGAGTAACTCGCCAAGGTTGCGGTTGTTGCGAGCCATAATCTACTCCGGTTAATAAAACCCCCGGCAGTCTGTCCGATCCCGCCGGGGTAAAGTCGAATTACGGTGCAGGTGCCTTAGCCGCCGCAATTTGCGCCGCCGTTGGAGGAGTCGGTAGTGGCCTCGTTGCGGGCGTCGATGCAGCTACTGTCGCAGCCGCCGCTTTGGCAGCCGCTGTCGCATCCGCAGTCGCCTTGGCCGCAGCCGCCTTGTCGTCAGCAGCCTTCTTGTCCGCAGCAGCCTTCTTGTCCGCAGCAGCTTTGATCGTAGCTTCGGACTCCTTATGCGAATCCTGCACGGCTTTCAAGTCGATGGCAGCTTTCCTCGCTTCTTCCGCGCTGGCTTCGGCCACGCTTTGCGCGGTACTGGCCGTTGCCGCCTTAGTAGCAGCAGCCTTATCCTCCACGCTTAACGGTGGCGGCATCTTGGCCACCGCCTGCGTGAGCAGGTTCTCGATGTGCTTCTTCTCATCCGGCACCATCGTCGTCAGAGAATTCACAAATCCCATCACTGAGGCTAGGTTCACAGTGTTTCTCCTAAAAATATATCGAATAAAGCCCCCGGCGGCCTGTTCTAAACCCGCCGGGGTGAAGGGATTGTTACGCTATCGCTCGCCACGAAAACACGGACGAGACCGGAATGTCCGTGGCCTTGATCGTGAACGACGATGCCGTACCGAGAGCGACAGTGCCCGGCGTAATGCCGTTTGTCACATCGAGCGTACGCGTGCCCGCCGCGACGGTACGAATGGCGCTGTTGCTCGCCATGCCTTCGTACCACTGCAGCGTGATGCGATTGGTGTTGTCCACCCACTCGATGTAGCGCGGCACGAAGCCGCACGTGAACACGGTGTCAGCCGCAGCGCCCGCGTCCGTCACAACCCGGCCGATTGCTTGGTTGACAACGCCGCCCGCGTTGGTTTGGGTATTGGTAGTCAGAGCCATGATGTTTCCTTGTCAGATTGAGGGTTGGGAGGGTTACGCGGTCAGGATCGAATTCCAAATCCCCGGAGCGGCGCAGAAGAACATCATCGTCTTGTTGGCCGCACACGCAATCGCCGTGTTGGCCGACAATGCGTTGATCGCATCACCGGTAGAAGGGAAGATGTTCATCGAGTTGGCCGCAGCCGCATTGACGACGACAATCGGATACGTGCCCACAACCGCAGGCGGCAACCGCACCGAGTCAGCAGCGGTCGCTACCGTTGTGACACGATTGACTGCGTTGGTAAGTGCAGGCGCAGTCTGACCACCACCAGCAAGCGCAGTGATCGCATTGGATGCAGCAACCTTGTCCATCCACAACTGCTTGACACCGGGATCGACATTGCGGGCATTGATGTCGGCTTGAGACAGGATAGGCATATCAATCTCCTTGGTTTAGGGGGCCGAAGCCCCCATGATTGATTACGCCGTCGCGGCAACTTCTGCACGGACGAAGAACGCGTCCTGCAGAATGACCGCCGACTGCCACGCCTTCCAACCGACCGTGCCACGTTGCGCCAGCGGATCGCCGGGCGCAGGCTTCGGATTCACGACCATCGGCGTAATCGAATCCTTGCCCTTCAGCGGCACGATACCGTACGCATCCTTGGCGATGATGAGGATCGGATACACGTCAGCCAACGTGCCTGACGTGCTGCGCATGAGGCCCTTGGTACCACCCGCGTCGGGGAACGGCGCGAAGATCGTGCTCGTCAGGTAACGCACACGCTCGACTGCACCGATCTCGTTTTCGTACGGCGTCGTCGTGCCATATTGCTTCGTCGGGATGAAACCGGTCATGCTGCGCACGTCCGTCTCGATGTCGGGATGGCCCAACGCGATGAACGCAGCTTCCACCGGTTCCGTACGGTAGTCCGGAGTCGATTTCACAACCTGCGTAATCATCTTGCCGTTCTGGCGCAGGATGCTCGACGTGATCTGACGCTGCAGCGACAGCACCATGGGCGTGTTCACCGCCGCACGCGAACCGCCGTTGGCGTAGAACACATTGGTGCCTGCCTTGAGGATGTTGAACCGAATCGTCTCGATGGTCATCCCGGCTTGTTCAGCCATAATGTCCGTCGCTTCGCTCAGAATCGGGTCCTCATGCGTGTCCATCACCACATCAGTGATCGTCACATAGTCGCCATACTGGTTGAGCTGCACCGTGTAGTCGGCGTTCGCCAGACGGTTGCCAGCCGGAGTAACACCTTCGAGCAGCGGCGTAAGCGCCAGCGGCACGAAATAGTTGCCGGAGCCGGAACCTGCCGCGCCGGTAGCGCCTTGCAGAAAGTAGCGCCGGAACTTCGCAGTCTTGGTGTTGTTCTGCGGGATGGGGTACGTTTGCCCGAATTTTTCGAGCACCATGTACGGCATCGCGCGAGTCAGCAGTTGTTTGATGACATACGCAGCGGTACGCGGAGAAATGTCACCGTAATTGACGACGTTGGCCATGATGTTTCCTTGTCAGGATGAGGATCGGTTACTTTGCACCCACCGCTTCATCCCACGCAGCGTCGAAGTCGCTCGGGTCTGCAGGAGATGTCGTAGGGGCACTTCGTTTGGAATCGACCACACCTAGCGCCTTGGCCGCTTTCTTGGCTGCCGCTGAGAGTAGAGGCGTTGCTGCTGCAGGTACTGCAGGAGTCACTGGCGGTGGCGTACCACCGTCTGCTACTACACGCGGCTTGCGCCCGGTAGCAGACTTGAATTCGGTAATCAATTCGATAACTTCACCCGGATCGCCTTCTTCAATGATGCCTTGCGCGATCTTCTTGCGCGTGCCGGTAAGATCATTGGCCCACGAGATAACTTCGCCGTACATCTTGTCGTCGTAGTCGTTGTGCGCGCCTTGAATGATCGTCAGTGCCGATGTCTCGGCAACCTGATCGGCTGCGAGAGCACCGCGCTCAATCAGCGGTGCGTACACACGATTGAACTCATTGAAGATGTGATCGACGAGGCGACCATACTCGGCTCGACGACGTAGCGCCTCACCTTTGGCCACATCCGGCCAGTTCTCGGCATACGCCGTGAGAAACTCTTCCTCTTCAGTTGAGTATATCTTCGGCGGCGGTTCTTCCTTCTCCGACTCCGCTTTCGCGGGTTCTTTCTTCTCCGGAGCCGTGCGTTCCGCTTCCAGTGCCTCGAACTTCGCTTTCCAGTCGGTCTCTTCGGGTTTCTTGGCAGCCGCTTCCTTTGCCGCCTTCTCTTCCGGAGTCTCGGCCGCTGCAGCCGAAGCAGCTTCAGCCTCAATCTCTTCGGGTGTCTTTGTAGCAGCCGCAGCTTCGGCCGCTTCTCTGGCCGCCTTAGCTTCTGGGGTTTCGGCCGCTTCGGCCGCTTCGGCCGCTTCCCTTGCCA